TAAACTCCGGAAATTGGATTTATAAAGGTAGTATTTATTGTAAGGATACCTTGGCTTGTTAAACTTGATAGATTTACACTACCCGCACCTGATAGCACAACGTCAGGTCCAACTTCTTGCATTGTAATGAATAAACCTTGAATAGGTGGTGTTGCGGAAGGTGTTGGTGTATTAGTCGGAGTCTCAGTAATAGTTGGCGTAGGAGTATTAGTCGGAGTTCCAGTAATAGTTGGCGTTGGTGTATTAGTCGGAGTCTCAGTAATAGTTGGAGTTGGTGTGTTAGTTGGTGAATTTGTGGGAGTATTAGTTGGTGTCTGAGTTGGTGTAGATGTTGCCGTTTCCGAAATTGTTGGAGTCGGAGTTGGTGTTGATGTTGCCGTTTCCGAAATTGTTGGCGTTGGCGTTGGAGAACCTGATGGTGATGCGCCAGGAGTTTGAGTTGGTGTCGGCGTTGGTGTAGATGTTGCCGTTTCCGAAATTGTTGGCGTTGGCGTTGGTGTAGATGTTGCCGTTTCCGAAATTGTTGGCGTTGGCGTTGGAGAACCTGATGGTGATGCATTAGGAGTTTGAGTTGGTGTCGGCGTTGGGGTAGATGTCGATGATGTAGAAACAGTGGGTGTTATCGATGGTGTAGGAGTAATAGTTGGAGTTACTGTCGGCGTCATAGTTGGTGTTACTGAAATTTCACAACCTTCAGGCCATAATGTTAAATCAATTTCTTCGTAAGAATTTGGTGGAAATGCTGTTGAGAATGATCCTACTATATACCATATTTCCCTTGTCTCACCAGGCTTAATTTGATAGTTTTGTACAACTAAATCGTCGGAGCAACGGTTGTAATTGATAACCAATGTTTTCATTGGCATTACGTTTTTAATACCTACCTTTCTACAGACACAAGATGTGGACATTATTTACTTTTTATATAAATATCCATTAAATAAAAAAGGGAGGGTAAACTACCCTCCCTTACTATATAAATTGAGAATATTATCTCAATTCGTCCAAATTGAATGTTCTAACACCATCAACTGTGATACGTCCGTAGAAACGGTTGTTAACCATTTTCTTAGCGTAACGTGTCATGATACCCTTGATAGGGGTAAAGTTGAATGGGTTGTACATAGTTGGAGTCAACTGAAGAGGTACATATGGAGCGTATACGTAACCTGTATCCAACAAGCTTGTACCTTTGTGTCCGATCAACACTTGGTTAGCTGGGAAGTATGGGTCACGGTAAACTTGGTATCTACCAGCCAATGTTCCAACTCTTTCAATACCCATGTTGTACTGATCCTGTTCAGGAGCCGCGTTAGAAACGTGGAAGTACTCAAGGTCGTCAAAGATAGCTGATACTTCTGAAGATACAACGATCCAGTTAGCACCACCTCTAAGAGTTGATTTATGGATTTGAGCTGAAAGTTGGTTGATAGCTGTGATCAATGTTTGGTTCCAGTCCTTCTGTGTGTAAGGAGTAGTACCTGAAGAAGCTAATCTCTTCCATCCGTTGTAGTCCCAACGTAGATCCCATGCTGCACCTTTTCTCAAGTCTCTTAAGATTTCACGGTCGATTTCAGCTGCCACTTGCTCAGACAACAAAGCTGTCAATTCAGCTTCAGCGTCGATGTTGTGGAATGCTGCAACGTCTTGTGCCAATTCAGGAGACCATTGAGCTCTAAGTTTTCTCTCTGTAACAGATACTGTTACTGACTCAAGGTCGAAAGAAACTTCACCGATTTGATCTTCGAATTCCAAGCTCTCGTAGTTTCTGTAAACCGCTACGAACGCGTCAGTGTTACCAGATGTTGATTCGAATGTAGAACCTGTGTAACCGTCAGGTGTAGTTTGACCACACTCAATACAAACAGGAACTTGTAAATCAACTTCCAAGTAGATGTGACCCGCATTATCACATACGTTATTGTACTGACCACCTGAACCTGAACCAGGCCATGGAGCTGATGCAGTACTTCCGTATTCTACAATACCCTTACCGTATCTCTGAGTAACAACTCTGAACAAGTATGGGTTTCTTGTGTTAGCTGAAGTAGTTGTGTTACCTGTAACACCCAAGATCAAAAGACCTGAAAGGAATTCTTCTGTGTCCATCATGTTACCGTTAGGTCCGATCAATTGACCAGCACCTGCGTTCATGAATCCATTCATTTTGATAAGAACTTTTCTGTAATTACCATTAGTGTAACCAGAAGGGATTAAGTAACCATCTTCCCAAACTTGAGTAACAGTGTTAGCTGTGATAGCCGACCATCTACCTTTAGAGTAGTCGAACAATCCTGGAGGATTCAAAGCCGCTTCGTTACCTTCGTAGAACAAGTCATAAAGATCCTTGTTGAATGATGGATTATATGTACCAGCATCTACGTCTGTACCGTAACCCTTGTTAGGATCACCTGGGTAGTTACCTGGAGAACCTACAGGAGCGTAGTGATCACCACTACCACCTGTTGCTCCGTTATAGGTACCACCAGAGTAACCCTGGATACGTGGTACAAAGTAGAACAACTTACCGATAGGTAGGTTCATAGCTTGTACTGATACGATGTCGTTTGCAAGAAGTTTAGAGAATACTCTTCTTACGATTGGAAAAACTACAGTTTCAAAAGATCCTGAGTCAGAAGTAGAAGAAGCTTCATTGATTAAGTGTGAAGCTTGGTTTTCATACAACTGTGCGATGTTTTCCTTAAGGTGACCACCAAGACCCTCTAAGAATCCTAATTTGTCCCATTTGTTAATTGTGTCTTCTTTGATAACTTTCAAATGTTTCATGCCGATGTTACCAACAAGACCACTTTCTAATAATGCACCCATTTTAATATATTTTTTTTAGGTTTTATTTATTGATTTTTTGCATAATATCCTTCATTCTCATGAACTGAGGATTCTCATACGTTTTTGACTCAATCAAATTCTGAGCTGAACCTGAAGCTGGTGATTTGTCAATCTTACCTACTGATTCAGTCACAACATTTTGAGTCGTGTTATTTAGTTCATTCTTGATAGAATTGTAAAGAGACTTTGACTCTTTCAAAGATTCAACGTCGTCAAATCTTCTAAGTATGTTGATTTTCTCTTGCTTCGTAGTTGTATGTTCTGTAAACAATCTTGTAGCGTAAGCTAAATTAGAATTAAACACAGCAACTTCATTCAATTTTTCTCTGAACACGTTAAGAGCCTTACGATATTCATCGTTTTTTTCTCTCAATCTTTGGACTTCATTATTGATAGATTCAACTTTGACCCCGTTATCACCATAAACGTAGTTACGATTATTGGTAATTCCTTTTCTCAAACCACGACCTTCTTTGGAACCCATTCCGTAAGTTCTAGCAGCTTCTTTATGTTCACCCTTCTTACGAGTTTCGAATTGAGCATCGTCTCTTCTTGCCTTAGTAGTTTTTAAATCCTTTCCAGCAATTTTTCCGTGCTTCATAGCTTCTCTTTCGTCTTCACGATCATCATAACCTTGCTTCTTCTTCTTCTTAGCTTCTTCCATCTCCTCTTCGGTGAATTCGAATTTCTTAGGTTTAAGGTTCATACCAACACCCTTAGCACTTCCCTTTGGTTCGATTGCTCCTTCCTTAGTTTCAGCCTTAGTTGTTAGTTTAGCTGCCTTGGTGTGACCCATGACAGGTTTGATAGTCATTTTTGATTCGGTCATGTCGTCAGAATCTTCATCTTCTTCTTCATCCATTTCGATTTCGTAAACTACCTCATCCATTTCTTCGTCCATTTCTTCAGAATGCTCAGACTCATTAAAAATGTCTGCAATCATTGCATCCAATTCCTCGTCTGAAATTTCATCTTCTTCAACATCTACGTTCATATCCATTTGCTCATCCATTTCTTCGCTCATAGAGTCTTCCTCTTCTTCGCCTTCCATTTGAATGATATATTCAACGTCCGCATCTTCATCTTCAATGTGTACTTGATTATCGTCTTGTTTTACGATAATACCGTCTTCATCACTCATCGCTTTGAAAACTTTCAAGATTTCCTCATCAGATGCTCCTGTAAGATCGATAGGTAGTTCATCTTCTTCCTCAGAATCGAATTCCATTTCCATTTCATCCTCATCGGAATCCATTTCCATTTCATCATCTTCTTCGTCAGATTCTTCTGAGTCCATGTCCAAATCCAAGATATCTTCTTGTTCTTCCATTTCCTCAGCGTGCTCAGCCTCTTTCAGAGACTCTTTTACTAGTTCAGAGATTTCTTGTTTCATTGTCGAAGC